TCGATGTTAACCGACGGGTCGAGCAGCTTCCAGACCTTACGTGGAGCCATTTCCCAGCTACCATCAGCGGGCTGGATGTACTCTTGGTACATCGCGACCTGAGGACCGGAGGCAATGGAGGCGTTGTCTAGGATGATCTTCCAGACTTCCGTGACTACACGCTGCTGGTCGCTCATTAGGAGCGGATGACCGTAACCGAAGATAGACGAGCGATCGTTCTTCCACGGTGCTACGTGATACGGAGTCTTGTATTGGGTCGTTAGGTCTTCCAGTTCGAGGCGGATAACCTTGCCGCAACAAACCCAGACTTCGCCGTAGTACTCGGCTGTTGGGGATGCGAACTTGGGATCGATGCCCAGCTTGGTGATTACGTCGTACGTGATCGGGCCTTGGTACTCTAGAACCTGATAGCGGTTGATATAGAGGTACGGGTTGGCCTGAGCCGTAGAGAAGATCGCCCCGAAGGCGATATCGTTGTACGCCTTAGGCCGTGTGCCTTCGTTGGATAGAATCTGTAGGATGGCTACCTTATCGAAGCCGTCGTGCTCGCGGAAAGCAGACAGTTCTAAGGCCGTCATCGGGTGAAGCTCAACTGTGTCTGAGCATTCAGCAAAATCGTTTACGGTGTGATCTGGGTAGAACATCCACGGATTGACTCGTTCGACCGTAGGCGTGACTTCACGCACAGTCTGCGGATACCAAGCAGCGCCTTCACCTTGTGTGTACTTGACCGTGAGCTTACCGGTGTTGACCGGACCCTTCATGATGCCAGTACCGAAGATTACGCGGTCTTCCATCGCCTTAGATGCGTGAGTGCCATACTTCGAAGCCGAGAGCTGAGTCTCGATCTCCTTGTCCATTAGCACGCACGATGCTGAAACTGCTGGATCGAAGTTGTTAGCGGGCGGGAAGATGTTCCAGTTCTTTTCGCCACCGCCGAACTGCATGGAGATGCACTGCGCAATGGCGATATCACACTTGGTACGGACGATGTTGATGTCTGGACGACGCTTGTTAGCTGCGCCGTCGGCCTTAAACGATTCCATGTTCTGGAAGTTCTCGCCGCCTAGGTTCGCTAGCGGGTTGTCGTATAGGTCCCACGACCTACGCCACTCACCTTCCTTCACCTTACGAGCCATAGCTCGCTGCATGAATGAGTCTTCAATCTTCTTGGCTAGATCGTCGAGCAAAGCAACGCGTTCTAGGCGTTCAGCCTCGGTTTCACCCATCTCAGCCGCAGGAGTTTCCTTAATGGCCCTCTTGATTTGCGCTTCGTTGTCTTTCGCAAGACCAGTCGGCTCGTTATAGTCAGATCGAGTACTTGAGGCCACTTCCTTCTCCCTTGGTCATTCTGAACGTGTCTTGATTAGACGCACGAATAATGTTGTTGATGTCGTATCGCAGGCAGTCCATCAAATGGTCGTTCTCTTTGATAATCTTGCCCTTTACGTCTCGCCTGTACAGCGCGTATTCCTTCTGCAAGTTAACGCACGTACTGAAAAACTTGAGCTTGCCGGCTGCTAGACGTTCGTGAACCTTCTGAATACCTGCATCTACTTCATTATTAGCTGGTAGAATCTTTAGGCCCGCGTCCTTGTAGTTGCGGATTAGTTGCTGTCCATCCTGCGGACTACGCCCGCGAGATGCTGGGTCGATGACGCCTCTGATCCAGTCGCCACGCGATTTGATCGCGAGGGCGTGAATCGCCGGGTGCTGCTCTCCGATATAGTGTTCATCGTAAGCATAGACTACATCGTTCGAGGGATCGATCGCGATCCACAGGCACGCGGTCCTATTCCAGCCGACATCAAGAGCGTACATCTTCTTCCAGTCCTTAGGGATCGCAAACGGTGGGACAACAATATCCTCTAAGGCGACAGCGTAAACGTTACCCGAGCCCATACCCGGCTCGCCCTTCGATCGAGCGGCCCTCAAGTGGAGTGGTGTGTCCTCCAAGAGTCGAGCCTTAGTCTCCTTATCTAGCCAAGGAGCATCATCCCAGCCCGCCTGTACTACAGCCTTACGGCGATGTAGATCGACGAGCTGTTCCCTCTTGTCGAGGTTGTTCTCTTCGTCATCCTTGTTGCCTTCCAACTCCTGATCTACTGATACGAATGGCTTGGAGCCGACTAGGAAGTCCGCGTCCTTACAGAAGTTCACGATCAGGTTCGTTAGGCCGTGTAGCGGGGTGAACGTTACGAAGATGATACCCTTCGTGTCGCCGGATACGACCGCTGTACGGATGTTACATTCGTTGTAGATTTCTAGTGGGCATTCCTCGTCGAGCCAGATGACGTGGCGTGAAGTACCGTAGAAAGCTTTGACTTCCTGTTGGTAATTCTTGAAGCCGACGGTAGACCAGCCACCGCTCTTGTGCTTCACCTTCAGGATGTCGATAGCCTGTGGCGTACCAGACAACATCCACTGCTGACCGATGCGGTCGGCTGGGATCATGCCTGTACCCCATTCTCCGGGCGGACCCATTAGCGCAAGCTGTGCGGTATCTCGCACGGCCTTGGCGTCAGCACCGGCTACCCACGCATCGATTGGAGAATCGAAGACGCGACCAGTCCACCAGATCGGATACTCTCCGGTCAAGTGGCAGGTTAGTTCGTACGCGCCGGCGATAGACTTACCGATACGGTTCGCCGCCATGAAGAGGCGCTCCGGATAATCATCACCAGCGTTGAAGAATGCTTTGTGCTTCGGGAGCGAGTCGATCGGATAACCAGACAGCTCCGTGAAGTAACGTCGGTTGCCCATTGATCGCTCTGCTTGCTGGAAGGCTTCGAGTAAATCCACGAAGCGATTCAGGCTGGCTGCGTCAGCATTCTTAAGATCGACGCCGGGCAGGCTCGCGATGAACTTTTCGGCTTGGCGCTGAGCTTTGTACCCGGCCTCGATGTCTTTTAGGAAGTCGCTCATTCTTTTATCGGGACTACCTGACCCCAGTTCTTTAGTTCCGGAATCTTGTCGATTAGGCCCGGAGCAGTCTTGATGATGCGATTGCGTAGCTCGTCGATGTTCATGTCGCGAACCAGCTTCTCGTCTCTCGTCTCAGACTTCTCTGCCCAACCACGGCGATTCTTCATGTTGAAAATCCACAACGGAGTATTGAACTCCTTGTTCTTTAAGTTCAGGCGCCCTTGGCTGTCCCAGAAAGCATCGGACAGTGCTCGGCACTGCTCGATGATCTCACGGAACGCTGCCTGCTCATCCATCAGAGCATAGAACTTGGGCATCGTAAGGTCTAAGATCACAACGGCTTCGGAGTCCGAGCCGCCCACTTCATAGAGCTGCACCAAGTCCTTGTGCCATTCGGGCGTACCCTCAGGCAATCGTTCTGATAGAAGCTTCTTCACTTAGTGCTCCGTTCGTTCGACTGTTACGTCACTCAGGAAGCCGCCGTTGCCGTCCGGCGGAGAGTAAGTGTTGATGTCAGCTTCACCAAGAATCTTGGCAAGTGGGTACGTTGCGTCGCCCTCACGCTCAATGCCTACGAGTATCGTTTCGACCTCGCCGGTCTTATCGTTGCGTGCGTGCATGATCGCAAGCTGGTTGTTGATCACGATCTGATAGAACATCTCTAGCTGCTTTACGACAGCCTGATTGGTTCGGTCGTTCGTGAAGGCGAGCAAGTGATAAGCCTTGGGTGCTGGCTCAGCGGTGCCTACTTCAACAACGTCATCTTCTGTAACCACTAGGTCTTCGAGTGTCTCACTCATTCAGTATTACTCCTGTTAGATTTGGTGATCGGGATCGATCTCACCAGTAACGAGGCGGTTGACTAATTCAACGGCCCTAGACTTTGTTTGTTTAAACCAAAGTGACTTCTTGAGGTTCACACCGGCAGTTGCAAACTTGCGGGCTTTAATCATACCTAGTGTAGTCTTGAACGTAGCTAGAGTACCTCGACCCATGTTGTAGATGAGGTTGACTAGTACGCCCTTGACCACGACTGGGTAGGTCTTCCACTCTGGTAGGACGAAGCCTAACTCTACACTATGCTCCATCATCGACTTGGCTAGACGACGCTTGGCGACGTTGAGCTCCATGCGGTGAAGAGGCGTGATGCCCTTCGTCTCGCCGAAGCCTACTGTCCAAGGTGCGCCCTTACCCCAGTCGGAGTGTGGGATGTGCAGCTCAGCTAGAATCTCTTCTGCTGGGCGGTAGCCCCACTTCTGGGACTTGAACTTGCGACCGATGAATGAGAGAGGGTCCGGATAGGCGAACTCGCGGTAGCCTTCGTGGCGTGCGAGGTCGGCCAACGTCTGGTCGTACCAGTCTGGCTTAGCGAACATCTCTAACTTGGCGACTTCCGCCTGAATGTAGGTGTCGTAACTGGTTGCCATCATCTCCGTCCCTCGTCCCATTTCTCATCCTTATTCCACTTTTCCGTGCTGTAGGAGCCGGACGTTAACTGTCTTTGGCTGGTCGGCGGGAACAACAGGCTGAGCCTCTGCGGCTTTTCGGTCTGCGTCTCGCTTAGCCTGTCGAGCGGCTTCGGCTTCCTTGGTTTCTTTTCCATTTGGTACGTTGTCCTGTAGAGGCGCTGCCTCTTTTAGCGTGAAGCCGGACTTGAACTCGGCCTGCTTCTCGCGGCCACCGCCTCCACCGCCCCCTTGAGGGCCTTCTGCTTTTGGATCGCTCATCGTTGATGATCTCCTATATAGGTCAAGTATGACCGCTGCCTTAACGAAAGGTTCCTCAGACTACTGTGGTTGTATACGTGATGCCGGCTGAATCTAGGATAACGCCGGATGCCGTGTCTCGAATGTCGATCTGGAGGGTGGCGTTATTGACGCCCGGAACGCCGCCAGCGCGAGTGTTCGACCACGTGTACGTGACACCTAGCGGTAGCCAAGCTCCAGTCGTGGAGCCAGTGATCAAGCCAGAAGTGACAGTGGCCATGACTTCGAAGCTGCCGGCAGCGCCAGATACGAGCCACTCGCCCGGAGGCGAGGACGTAACGTTACCGATCAGGTCCACAGTGCCGACAGCGTTCATGCGGTACGAGGCCGTGGCGTTAGTCGGAGCTGTGGTATTTCGGGTGACAACTTGGTTGGAGATAGCCACCGAGCCCGAGCTCTTAGTACCCATTAGGTGCTGTTGGATACCCATTATGCTAGCCAGACGTTAGCGGTAGCTGAGCGGACGATCGTAACCATCGAACCCGGAACCAGCGTCAGGTTGGCATTGACGCCCGCCCTAAACAGCGAAACACCAGCGATCCGGTTGACGGCTAGGTTGTTTGTGTTGGAATTGGTGATCGTGATAGCGTCCCCATGGACGCCCAAGGCTAGAGGGATGGTGTATGTAACGCCGGCCGCGGCACTTGATTTCTCGACTAAGCCGTTAAGATGTGAGGTGCCTAGCGTGATTGAGGTGTTAGATACTGTGACAGGAACGTGGCGGAGGTCGCCTCTTACGTCCGAGACTGTGCCTGTTGGTACGTCTAGATTACCAGCCGAATCCAGCCTCATAGTCAAGACGGCGTTGGTGTACCATGAGTGGTTTACGCCTGTAGGGGCTACGTAGTTGAGGTTATTGGCTGTGACGGAGAAGCCGATCGTGGTGCCGAACAGTGCGATGTGGCGGCTCAGGTCCGTGACGGAAGCTACTGTCGCTGAACCGAAATCGATGCCACCGGAGAACGACCCACCAGCTAGCGGCATGAAGCCTGTGATGGCGTGGGTGTGAGATACGGCTGTGACCGCGTTAGCGGTGGCGGGTGTCAGCGAGGATGGTGTACCGAGAGTAACGGCGCCTGTAGTAGTGATCGTGGCGAAATTCATGCCGTTGCCGGCTGAAACTGAAGTTACCGAGCCGGCAGGCGTAGTAGCTAATGTGCCGTCGCCTCGGATATACTGAGCTGTGGTGCCGCCCGGAGCAAACGCGTGCGTATGGCTTGAAGCTGTGGTAGAGTTGGTCGAGGCTAGTGTGACCGAGCTCGGCGTACCCATGTCGATAATACGATTAGCTGAGAGATCGCCGCCGCCTGTCAGGCCGTCGCCGGCCGTGATGGTGCGTCCAGATGGTACGCCCGGACCGATAGCGATTACCAGATTAAGGGCAGTAGCCATCTCTAACCACAGCCTGTTGAGCTGCACGACTAGCTGCCCGATCGGGCCTTTGAAGATAGGATTGGTGGTGATGGCCATGTGTTAGCTAGCTCCCGGTACTCTGGCTGGATAGACAGACAACTTGGTGGCTGGGTTGATGGCCTCCGTGACGTTGTCGTCGAACTGCTTGATGCGGCACTTCAAATCTGCTTTGTTGTTGAACAGACCAGAGGCGTAGACGTACTTCGAGTCGATAGCGGTGATGATGACCCACTGCCCTGAAGGATACCCGGGGAGTAAGAGATACCAGTAACCCACAATCAGCGGGACTAGATCGTTCTCTGGACGGCGTACAAAGCTGGTCATCTAGACTCCTTAGGTT